TATTGTACTAGTGAAGTTAGGTTCTGTAATTTAGCCTCACCTAAAGTATCTTTTAAGCTAACTGTATTTCCATAGAAAACAATCTTATAAGCGTATGGAGCATTTCTTTTTAACTCCACACCTTCTAATCTAACAAAGCCTATTTTAAAAGGAATGTTATTAAGTTCTATTTTTGCTGGTCTTTTGTCTCTAGCATCAAATCCATTAATAATATCAAAATTATAATAGTGTTCAAATATTTTATTATTTGACTTAGAAGCTGGTATAGTAAAACTTTTAGTAAACTCAGTAAATATCTTAGCTGGGTCTTTTATGTTTTGGATACTTTGATTTATACTTACAGTCTCATCTTTAAATAAATCTATTCTTTGATATGCAATAGTTTCAGGTAAGGGGTTATTATCTATATAAAGCTGGAGTTTTTGCATTATCTAACATTGTTTATATAATCAAATGACATTGAAAAATCAAACGTATATTCAATTAGTTTATCATTTACTATTGTTTTTTTAACCAAATTGTTTTTAGTAACATTTACTGGAACGTATTGCGTTGCGTTAGGATTTGTAGGGTCAAGCCTTGTTAACCATACTTGTTCAGATAATAGTAATTGCTCAAACCAAGCATTAGTCCACTCTGGATAAAAACCTGAACTAAGAGTTATACTTGTATTTGCTAAAGTATTGAAGTCTTGTTTTGTGTGAGTGTTTACATTATAAGAGCCATTCCCATCTATTATATTTCTTTGGAATTGTTCTTGTTTTTTAGTTGTAGTATTAACTGATTTTAAAAAGAACCATAAATCTTGTAAAGCTCCAAACTTATTTACAAATGTTATTTTATTTCCATCTCCGTATTTACTACAATCAATTCTAACAATATTCATTCTAATACCTGCAGGAGTTCCATTCAGTTGTGTATCATTTGCACCATAACTATTATAACCCATTGACTCATTAGCAATTATATAAGGAATTTCTGAAGCTGCTCCAACTGGTGCATAAATATAGTATTCGTCATTTATTCCTGTGTGATCTGGATTTCCACTTATTAACCAAGTTGGTCTTGAACCAAAAGGAACTGTCGGATTTGCTCCCTCCATAAAAGTTCCATAGGCATCGTAACCTACGTCTGTAATTGTACTAGTAGTTAAAGCTGTACCACTACCATCCGTAGAAGCGTGAGAAGTTAATACCGATACTATAGCTAAAGTCTCTGCAGTATAGCTACCATTATAAGTGATGTTTATATAATCTCTACATAACTCTGAGATTTCCCAAAGCATAGTCTCATTTATAGAAGTTGCTTTTACTAAAGTATATCTTAAAGTCGAGTCTATTGTTATAGTTATTTTTGCTGACAAAGGACTACCTGTATCTGCTACGTCTGATTTGTATTGAGGGCTTCTTAATGCTATTGCTGCCATTATGTTATTGTTATTGTTAATTCGTTTGTAAAGCTGGAGTTTTCTAAAGCAATATCTACGTCTCTTCCTAGTGCTTTTTCTAAGTCTAACTCTAAATCTCTAGTGTATTGTTCAAATGGAGCTGAGAAAAAATTACTAGGTTTTAATCCTGTTAAATAAATACTCCTGGATATTAAAAAAGTCATACTCTTTCTTGGTAGAAATCTACCTGTTTTTTTGTCTCTTACGTTTTCTAGTCCTTTAGTAATAACCCATTTGTCTATAGCTCCACGTAACCCTCCTTTTTTTCCAGACCCAGTTCCAAACTTGTATGGACTCATAGGTGCTTTATTAAATCTAGCTAAAGACTTAGGAGGCATTTTAGAAGGAGCTGCACCTTGTACACCTAAATCATAAAACGAAGCATAATCTGTAGCCAAGAAATCTAAAATTATATCGTCACTTCCTGGTGAAACTTTACTTGTTAAGCTATTGTATAGTTCGCCATTAGAATTATCAGACTTAGCTAAATTATTTTTTGCTGCAGATATTACATTAATTGCAAATGCTTCAAGTACCTTTTCAATCTCGTCAAACTCTAACATATATAAATATCGTTTTCTACTGTTATGTTTACATTCATACTCCAGCCTACTAGCTCGTTCTCAAACCTATCAAAGAAAGGTTCAAATGTTACATCTGTGCTGACCTGGTACATATCGTTAAATAAAGTTCCAGATCTCATTTGTTCTACTAGTTTATTTCCAACTCCAAGCTGAGTGTTTAAAATATCCATCTCATCTGTATTTCCAGTATATTGGTCTACTACTATAGCTTTGTTAATATCTATAATATCCATTAATAGTATAGTCATATTATAAGTTAAGACTTGGCCGCTTTGTACAACGTTATTCATAATAATATGAGACAAGGGAAATATAGTTTGCTTTCTTAAATCAATTTGTGTAATGTCTCCAAATGTTACAGTCTTAACAAAAGGGCTTTTTAGTAGCTCCTCTTCTAGTTTAGACATTATTAAATAATAACTTCTTATACCTCTTTTATTACTCATCGTTTTATTTCTTTTTTATTTTTTTCGTTTGTAATACGTTTTTTTCTTTTATGTACATTAAAGCACTTAGACATTTATGAAAATTCATATTAGTAACCTCATCTAATTTCGTAACGTCTTCTTTTGCAAGTCTCCAGATAGAGTGATACCATCCATATTTAACATTGAAGTTAGCTTCTCTTGATAGATCTGCTTCTGCTCCTGACTCAAAGAGCTCTTCATAACTTCTACTAACTCCTTCTCTAAAGTCCAAAAAAAAAGCATAGAACCCATTACTAAACTAAGTGGCATCTTTAACATTACTTCCCAATAAGTATCGCCTTTATAGTTTTCGATTTCATAACTTCCTTTAAAAGATTGTACGACTGGTCTATATAAAACAGCCATAGCTTTGTGCATATTTTCCCAATCTACTATATAACTATCTACGTCTACATACTCTCCAAAAGTCATATCGTCAAGCTGTGGAATAAAGCCAAATTGCATTTTATCAAATTTCCATCTACAAATTAGTGGAGGCTTTTCGTTTAGAGCTTTATTGATTTGGTCACAGATCTTATATACATCACTCATCTTGTATGTATAGGTTTTGGCTGGAGGAACTCCACAAAATATTTCTAGCATTTTTAAAGCTATCACGTCTTCTTTTAAACTCTCGTCTTCACACTCCTTTAGAAACCTTTGGTATTGCTCTAAAGTTATTTCCTCCATTCTACTTGGTACGTTGACTTTTAATTCCATATACTTATATAACGTTAATTTTAAAAATTTTCACAAAAAAAAGGGCAGTCGTTAAACTACCCTAATTTAAACAAAAAACCATTACTATATTATAAGAAAACAAAACATAATATAGTCATTAAAAACAAAGCTATAAATACTACTTTTAATAGTTTCATAATTTCGTTTACTTTTCTTGGACTTCTACCTTGGTTACTTCGATATTGTCTCATTACTCTTTCTCTTTGACTTTTTATATACTCCTCGTTATCCATTTATAAATAACATTTTGAATATTCTATATAATAATTTCACGCAAGACATTACTCCTACTGAACAAAAAGTTAAGGCAAACATTATAGTAGTAAATTGAATTACTATTGCAGCCCAAGTACTTAAAAAGTCGTCTAATTTTTCTCTAGTCATATTTTATTGTTTATAATTTTCTTTATTAATAATATTATTTTCTAAATCTAATATAGTATAGCCTTGAGATGCTAAAAGTCTTATAGCTTTCTTTTGCTCTTTGACTCTCTCTTGTATCCTATACGTCTCGAATATTTCGTTTGATATTGGCATAATTATTGTTTTTGAGTTAAATTGGGAAGTCCCCATTTGTTATAAGTAATTTGGAAATCAAAGTCAAACCCACAATGCTCACATAGGAACGAGTGAGGATGACTATATTTATTACAATTATCGCATTTAGTTTTTTTCATATTATGAAATTGTAAAAGTTTTAGGACATTCTTTTGCTATTGTTCTTGCACTACTAACATTATTGTTTGAGGCTTCACAAATTAGTTTAGCTAGTTTGTCTTGCATTTCGTGTAAGTCTTCTTGCCAAATCATATCACAAAGGAAAAATTTGTCTCCTAAGATATTAGCAAGTTTCTTAATAAATTGTTTGTTTGTTTTCATTTCTCTTGTTTAAATTAAAAGGATTTTGATTTGTCATTGAGTAGGTGCTCCTTGTTTACACCTTTTTTACTATTCTAGGATAGCTCCTTGGTTGCTTCGTTAGGTTTCGCTTTGACCTTTGCTCACTCTACCAGTCTGAATATGTTGAGACTTTGACTTTAACAACAATATAAAGTTACTAAAAGTTTTCCACATTTCCAAATCATTTCCAAAACTTGACGTCTCCACACTTAGGACAGTAAAAATAGAAACCATTTTGAAGAGAACCTGTAGGAGTCATTTGCCTTTCGCACTTTTTACAAAAGCTATCTAATTGCGTACTTTCCATAATTAGGTTTAGCTAGTTTGTTATAAATTCCATACCTGAGACTATCTATAAAATGATTCCATTTGTCTTCTGGGACGTTTAGTATATTTCCATTCTTGTCCTCTTTCCATTTATAGTTTCTAAATTCCTTTATAGCGTTTTGACTATTTTTCTTTACGTGAATAGTATATCTCTTTAACATATCAATTCCTATATTAATAGAGTCTCTACCTTTTGTGCTTGGTTTTATATTCCATCCATATCTATACAGCTCATCGATTGTTTTTGGTTCTGCTGAATCTGCAAAAATCTCATCACGCCTACCTATTTCTAAGTTTAGTAATTCATTATGTATATCTCTATTAGTCATTCCAGTTCTATATAATAGCTCCTCGCAATAAAGGTTGGTATCGTGTAAGTAAATTTTTGAGATGCAAGTGGGGTCGTTTGTATAACCAAAATCCATTCCGAGTGAAACGAACTTAGCATTTTCTGGTATAGTATCTATTTCTCTAAATTGAAATATAGTTGCTTTACTTTGTCCTACTTCACCAAGTCCATATATCCTCCAATAGTTTTCGTCTGTAAATTGTAGTCTTTCTATTTCTTTTACTATCGATTCCTCCAGGAAC